GTCCACAGGCTTTTTTTCGCCTGCGTTCGCCACCGCATCGGCAGGGAGCTTGTCCGGCTCGATTTCGATCGTGACGGGGTTTTCCAGATCAGACATCGCCGCCCCCTCAGTAGATCAGATCGGGATCGCCGCAGCGACCGCGGATCAGCGCCGCACGGATCACACGCGCTGGCGTCTTGTTCGCTGCGAGCGTCACAGACCACCCATCGGCGGGGCGGAACCAGCACCAGTCACCTGGGCGGCATCCCGTATCCTGTTCAGCCATCGGACCCATTTTCAGGATAAGCCCGACCTTGCCCTGATAAACGTCCTCGCCGCGCGTGACGTCGGTCATGATAATGCCGCCCTTCGTCTTTTCAGGGCGGCGATAGATCGCAACGAGTACATCGTCCGCGAATATCTCGATTTCGGATATATCGCCGACCTCACGCATCAGCGTGTCTCTCGGGTCTTCCTTATGCATCATCAATGCGGGGGGCATTCCTTCACCTTTCCGATAGAGCGCCTATTGGAAAACAGACCTGAGCCACGGCGCGCGGATCAGGGTTACGCACGTTCAACCATCGCCATCTTTAGCGATCGTGTATTGTAGATCAGTAACTGCTCCGAGCAACCTGACGCGGTTCCCGCGACCGTATCTTCCTACAAAGCTGCGCCCATCGCGGCTCAGCACAACGAAAGCTATCCCTACACATTCGTTGTTATCAACTAACTCCTTCAACTCAAACGCCTTCGCACGCACCTCGTCAATCGCTTCGTCAACTGTCGTCACCAGGGAAATAGCTGGCTTATTCATGCCGCTTCCTTTTTCTCCGGGCCGGTCAGTTCATCGTTGATCCGCTGGCACCATTCCAGCATGTCGGACAGAGCCTTATACTGCCCGACGCGATAGCGGTAATCCGCATGGTCCGATGCGCGACCCGACATCATGTGGTCCGTCAAATCCTTCTGACGCCCCAATATTTCCTCGCGGAGCTTGCGCAGCATCAAAAGGTCAATACCGCCGATCATCCGCGACGACCCGATTTCTTCTGAACCTCGATTTTCTCAAGACGGCCTTCGCCTGAACCCGATCCCGCTTCCATATGCGGGACGCGGCCACCCCTCTTGAACCCGAGAGGCTGCTGATAGTTCATCTGCAGGGGATTGAACATTGTGCGTCCATCTGAGCCCATCACAGGGCCTGGAGGATGCGTGATGTCGCCGATCATTGGCATATTGCGGCCGTTCGGGTCTCCGAACTGAGGAGGTCCAAGCGATGACGGGCCTGTGGCAGGCGGCGATCCGATCCAAGGAGCCCCGGATAATGGCGCGTCAGACGGTCCGCTTGGTGATGCAGGCGGTTGAGGCGTGCCCGACAATTGCGGAGAAGCGCCTACTCCACCGCCGGGATAGCGCGCCACGCGACCGCCGGCCGCCCGAGGCATAATCGGAGCAGGAGGCATGCCGCCCATGGCGGGAGAGCCGGGAGGGGGACCCATCCCTGCCATGGGCGGCGCCCCGGCGCCGGGAGGAGAGGCAGCCGGAACCGGGATCGGCACGGGGCGCGGTACGGCCGGCGATTGCGGCTGGCCAGCTCCGCCCGGCGCCACGACGATCGTAATATTGGTCTTGCCCTTCCCGACCTTGCCGCCCGAGGCGCGGCCCGTGCGCGCCGCAGGCTTCACCATCTTGTCGATCAACTTGCGATCTTCGGCTTCATCGGAATGCTTCGATGATGCAACGCGGCCACCGGACTTGCGCGGCGCGCGATCCATGCGACGCTTAACGGCGTGGCCATCGATCTTGCCACCAGCCTTGCGCGTCGGAACGCGCTGCGCCTCATTGACCTTTTCCTCGGTCGAAAGTCCAGCCTGCCCGTCCCACGTATGACCAGCGCCGACGTCGAGCGTCTTGGCCTTGTGGCCGCCGAGACCCATTGCGGAATGCTTGCCGGCGCGTGACGCCTTGGCTTCGCTCTTGAACGACATGACGATAGTCCTTTCTAGGACTGGGCCTGTGCGACCGGCGCGGCCTGCGAGGACGAAGGATCGGCCGCGGCGCGCGCCGCGGCCAGCGCATCGATTTCGGACGCGAGCACAAGCGCGAGAGCGCGCAGACGCGGATAGGCCGCATCCTGCAATGCGCCGTCTGCTTCCATAGCCGTCAGCTCGGCTTCAACCTTTTCGACTACGGTCATCTACGTCTTCCTTTTGTAACGACTGGCCGTGAAGCTAATCATCCATACCTTAGAGAGCACATCGGAGCGCGCTACGTAACATCGACGCCCGTTCCTGTGTTTGGCCGATTCCGGCAAATATTTCCAAGCCATTCGCCCATATCGGGCAACAAACTCGCGCTTTCCCATCACGTCGAAGCACATGCACTCGCGCCATGCAGTAGCCGCCGGATGAAACCCGCGTAACCTCACGCCCTGATACATCTCAGGTGACACAAACAAATTCGGATTCAATCTGACAATCCGCGATTTTACAGCGGGCGATCGATCTTCCCACCATTCCTGCGGCGTTTTCATATTGGCCCCTGACCGCCAGTCGGCGAGCCGGGGAACAACGGATTTTCGGTCAGTTCGCGCACGTTCTGCGCGGCCTCCGGATGCAACGCCTCGGTTTTCGCCAGCGACATAATGGACTGACGCTCTTTGCTTTCACGATCAGCAGCGCGGTTCTGCGCATCGCTTGCAGCGTCCAGCGCCTGAACCTTCACCTGCGCCATCTTCGCCTGCGCCCCGATCATTTTGGCCTGAGAATCCATCGTCTTGGCCTGTACCTGCGCCGCAGCGTTCGGATCGCCCTGCGGCGGTCCCTTGGCGAACAATTCGTCGATGTCTTCAACCCCGATCATGTTCAAGATGCGCTTGTCGACCGCGACCATATCATATGCCGGGGCGTTCGACGCTGCTAGCGTCTTGATCGCAATGGCCTTCTGAATCCGCATGACCTGCGACGCCGTGTTCGGATCGGCTGCCGGTACGATATTATCGTCATTCAGCGCGGCGATCAATGCAGCCTCATCCTTCGGCATGGCCGGCTGTTTGTTTCCGCGCCAGAATGCCGCAGGGTCCTCGCGAAACAATTCTTTCAGCATCACGAACTCTTTCAATTGAGCCGTATGCATTCGCTTGTGAACCGCGCCGATGATCTTCGTCGCCTGCTCGATCATGGCGATTGTCGTTCCGACCGGGGCGTCCTGACGCCCCTCGCCAACTGCCACATTCGCCGTGCCGCCAACTTTCTCGTTTTCAGCGGAAATCATTTGAACGAGCTGGAAAAATCCCGGCGTCACATCCCGATACGGGAGCGGCATGACCGCATCCTTGATCGGCATGTCGCCCGTGTCGATCGGAGCGAGGCCCCCAGGCGAAACCCGAATATTGGTAGTTTGCTGGCGCCCTGCCTGCCGAGCGATCAACCCACCGGGGAAATTCCCGAGCATTCCGTTATCCAGCGCGATGCGCCACGCAGCCGTAAGAGCCCGCGTCGAATTCCCCATGATGTGAAACAGGCCAATGTTCAATCCGCCTGGACCCGGCACGAAGACGTATTCGACGAAAACCTCTTTGCGCAGGCACAATTCGTCGTCATCGCGCCACCAGCGCCTGATTTCCAGAACTTCCCGGCTATCCTTGTCGATCGTGACACGATACGGCAACGGCAATCCAGTCGTTTTGCCGCTCCTGTCTTTATGTTCGAACCCTTTCAGATCCAGTTCGCAGTAGCTTTCAAAAATCGTGCGCTCGACCTCGGTCGGGTCGGCCGTCAGCGACGTTGTGACGCCAGTGATGCTTTCCAGCTTCTGCTCGACCGGAGTTCCTTGGCCGAGAACGCCAAGCGATAGCGATGTATCTCGCCACGCGCCGACGATCTGCATTCGCATGACCTGCGACGGCGCCATGCGTATCCGATGCGTGACGCGCGGGCACGCTTCCAGCGCGACCGAGCCGTCCGACAGGATCAAGTCCTTGCGGTCGACCGTGAGAGACACGGGCCGACGCTTCAACGGATCGTTGTAGACTTTCTTGTACGCCTCGCCGCCGAAGCCGAGCGAAAAAAACATGCGATCCGTGTCGGGATAGTATTCCGGAGCGCCGACCGTCAGATAATGGTTGAAATCCTGCTCCAGTGCATTGGCGATGGAATCGCTGGCTTGTGTCTCGCCTCCATCGTTCCGCGCCTTGACCGGGCCAGATGATGGCAGCAGTTCGCCGCGGCAGTTCGCCTGGAACTGCAACACCGCTTCCAACAGACCGGGATGCCGGACGACCGACATGCCTTCTTCGCTAGGCTCTGTCCGCGGCTCCTCATATTTCAGGCCGAGAAGATCAAGCCCCTTGGCGATGTCGGTCAGACGTTCCGATTGGTTGCGGTCATCCTGTTCGATCAGGCGCAGCAACTGATCCGCTACCGTTGCCAGTTCCATCGCGTCCATATGGAGCGCAAGGTTTTCATCGTGCTTCGATGCGTCTTCCGGATTCCCGCCAGTCACAGGCGCCAGATTGATCGAAACGCTTCCGTCCGGGAACTCAATGCGGATCAATTCGCCCTTCGGATCGGGCTCAAGACCGCCAAGACCTTCGATCGGGAACCCGACAGGCGGAAGCTCTGGGGCGGCTTCCGGCGGCGGCTGGCGAAGGGCGGACGGAGCGGCCATCAGTTCGGGACGCCCGCATAATCACCGGAGCCAAGGTCCATGATCTGGATCAAACGGCTACCGGGACGGGCATAGATCACGCGCGGCGCCGCAACGGAAAAGCACCGCCACGCCGTCGATTGCAGGATGAAGCGGCGAAACATCATGGTCGGTCCTGTCTCGGCAAATCACGCCTTGGATATGACAATTTGCCGCTAGAACGCGGAAAAATCAACTGCGCTTCTCTTTCTGGCGTCGATACCAAGTGCGCCGGCTCATGCCGAGCGTAACCCACGGAGCTTGCGCCTCGACGGTCGCGGCCCGATCCTCGACCCGAGGACGCCCTTTGCGGGGCGCAAGGGCCGTGGCTTGTACAGCATCCAGTCGATTGACATTGCCATTTCCCGCATGGCTGGGTTCTCTCGACTTATCATCAGGCGTAACGCGAGACTTGGGGTCCGGCATTCCAGTCGGCACGACAGATCGTCCGAAACCAAGCCCGCGACAGACCAAGCCACATTCGCCTCCGCATATCTTGCATCGCATGGCACCATTCTGGCACTATTTTGGCACCACCGCAACCTCAAACATCGTAGATCGGCCTCGACCGCCCCCGATGCGTATTCTCGGCCGTGAAGTCCGCAACGATCTCGTCCGGGCGCTGCAGGAAACCTTGATCTCGCAGCCAACGCAGCGCCTGGCCAGCAGAGTCGACCAAATCGTCATGTGTCCCCTTCGGAAAGGACGCTGCCTGCGACACGACCTCATCCGCCCATCCCCGCGACAGCGGAGCAAAGACCTGCGCATTGGCGAAATGCGGCTGGACCGCATAGGCGCGCGCCACCTTATCCTGCCGGCCCGGATCGATCAGACTGGTCGACCAGCTAGCGTAGCGGTTGAGCCGCTTGATCTCCTGAAACACGCTATGGCCAGACGCCTTCGCCTCGATCAGGAGCTTGTCGACCTTGAACCGGTTGCAGGAATGCGTGACCCACTCGACCAGACCCCACTCCGGCTTGGTCCGCGCGAGAAAGGCGTGTTCTGGTTCGTTCGGCTCGCGCTCGACGAGAGGTCCATGAATTTCAAGACGCTTCTGCCACGCATTCATCAGCATGACCATTGGATTGTCTTGCCGATCACGCCACAGACCCCAGATCGTCAAAGCACTTGGATCGTTTTCCTCTTTTTCCGTATATGCCGGGTCGAGCGACGCGATAATCAGTTCCATTGGCGGAAATGCCCCAGGCTTGATCCCGTAATACGCCGCAGCCTCGTCGTTCCAGTCCTGCCACCATTCCCGTTTCAGGATGCCACCGCCACGCGGCTCAGGCCGCTGTTGATATTGTCCGGCCCAAAGGAACGGCAGGCGCTTGAACGGCGCCAGCGTCTGCTCCGGAAACCTCTCCGGCCATGCCAGCTCACCATCCGCAGTTCGCCAATCGGACCATCCTATTTCCGTCTCGCAATGCCGGCCTTCCTCGTATTCCATCGGCACGCAAAAGTGTGTGTATTCAGGATATTCCGATAGAATGACGCCAGAAACATCTTCCTCGTGCACGCGCTGCATGATGACGATGATCGCGCTGTTCTCCGGATCGTTGAGACGGTTCTGCAGCGCCTCCCGGAACCATCGGCAGGTTTCACGCCGAACAGTTTCAGATTCGGCCTCTTTCACCGAATGCAAATCGTCCGCAAGGATGAAATCTCCGCGCTCGCCGGTGCCGACGCCCCCAATCGACGATGCAAACTTGAAACCAGTCGCCGAGTTTGAAACCTTGACCTTGCCGTCTTCCGTCAACAAAACGCGATTTCCCCACAATTCCTGATACTTGCGCGACTTCACCAAATCCCGGAACTTGGCATTGTCGCGCTCGGTCAGGTGTGCCGCATAGCTGAACGCCACCATGCGCGCGCTCGGCCGATTCATCGGCCCCCACAGCCACGCCGGGAAAAACACGTTTGTCAGCAACGACTTCATGAAGCCGGGACTGACGTTCATCAGAAGCCGCGTAATCTCTCCCCGCGCCACCGCTTCCAGATGCTCGCACATCGCGGCGATCACTTCGCCCTCGACGAACTCCCGACCCGGTTCAAGCACGTCCCAGAAGTAGCGGACGAAATCCAGCAGGCTTTGTTCCTGCCGAGCGCGTTCAATGCGATTTTCGCGTTCGCGGATGGCTTGAGCCGTTCGGATCAGTTCGCGACGCGATAAACCCTCTAAGCTCATCATCGCTCATCCTGTCGAACTCGCCAGGTCCTCCAACCTCAACCTCGCGACGATCGCGCCATTCATCCTTGCGCCGGTTTTTGAGCCAGAAGATTTGAGCCGTCGTGTCAGGCGGCACGTAGCGCTGCACCTGAACGATCTCGACCTTCTCCTCGTACTGACCAGTTTTGACCTTAACGGCCTGCTCCTCGGTCACATAATAGCCGACGCCTTTTTGATACATACTGCGCTCAACCCGTTCATCTGAAACGAGTTTGCCGTTTTTCATAGCGTTGCAAAAATCTTCGTGCTTCAATTTCCAGCGATATAGTGTGACACGATCAACATTGAAGAAATCGGCAATCTCATCATCCGTCGCGGCCAGCTCGCATAGTTTCTTGACCACATCGACGTATTCCGGACGATAGTCGGTTGGACGTCCCAATGCTCCAGTGTCTGGTTGCTCGGCGCCAGGCTCTACGCCCTCAAGGATGGCGGCAGCGGCCTCACCTATGGAAATGGCAGCGGCACGTCTGTTTTCGGCTGCCTTGGCGTCCTTCCGTTTCCAGCCTTCCTTTGCGGCGCGCTTGTTGATCGCGGTGTGGCTGATGCCGTGCTTCTGGGCGATCTTGGAGACGGAGGTTTTGCCGGCGCGATATTCGCGCTCGATTGCGGGCCAATTCGCGGTCGATCGTGGCGTGCCTGTCATGGGCGGGATGATATGATGACGGGACGTTTTGGGAAAGAGGTTTCTGAAACTTCGAGCTGAAACCAATCTCAGGTTTTGGTTTCAGGGTTCAGCTTGGTCGATTTGAACTTGCCGCGCACGTTGGCGTGCAGATGCGATCCAACGCTTTTCGCCGCGATCAGATCGTCGTGGTGCTTCTGAGGGACGTCGGCATACGTATAGACCGCTCCGCCGCGAAATCGAACGTGCAACGTACCTTTGTCGCCGTCGCCAGGCTCATAGCCGATCGCTTCGACGTTGGAAGATTTGATCGGCTTGAGATCAACCATGCGTTGGTCCTCAGAAAAAAGGGCCGCGTCGCGGCAGCGGGCGGCCCAAGTCAAGGGAGGAACGCGCACAAGCGCTGCTCACCGAGAAGAGCCCCGGTGCATGTCGCTACCGTAGGCGAAGCGGAGGAGATTTGCAAGCAGCTCTGCCTCATAGGATACGTGGATCGAGGGGCGACAGCCTTCAACTGTCTGGCGAGCGCGGGCGGGACGCGATTCCCGCATTGTGTCGTCGGTCATCCCATGCCAAAGCGCCGACGCGTCGAACGCCTACGCAGGGTGCCTTGCTACTGCTCTTTCACCTTTGACGCGAACCGTTCGCGCGTCCATTGCTGGACAATACAGGCGCACACCTCGCGCCCCTCGAAACTCTTGCCTGCCTATTGGCGGGCGGGGGGAATGGGACTCTCACGTCGTCACATCATTTTGTGATCGCCACCAAAATGGTGGGACTTGTCCCTCATCTCTCACGCCCTCCTGTGGGCGGTGGGATTCGAGGGAACGACGCTGGCCTTATCCATTGTCCGTCCCGCTCGCTTGGTGTCGCCGGGCTCCGATGGTCGGGTTGGCCATACAGACCGCCGGTTGATCAGGCCGACGACACACCGTTTCAGTCACGCCCGAACGCTCCCGCGCTCGTTTCCCTCGAACTGTCTGCCCTTGCGGGCGAAACTCGCCGGGTTATCGGGGCCTGAGCCTGCGGGTGATGAGCCCGCCGCGTTCACGCCCTTTAGCCCGGCCTGCGAACCCTAGCCCGCATCACCGGGAGTATTCGCTTTCTCGATGCCCTTGCGGGCGAATAAGATGGAGGGACCGCCTACCCGCTGAGATTTCGGGTCAAAGGCGGCCCCTTCCTCGATCCACCGTCTCAGTCCCGAGATCATCGGGCGGTTTCACGAACCATGTGCCCCTTGCGGGCGAATAGGGCGGGCGGGCCGGGCTTGATACCGGCTTGCGGTTGCTTTCCTGCTCCAGCCGCCCCACGAGCCGCCCACATCTAAGTGGGAAGGGGTCTTGCGGCGAAGGCTTCCCTTGCCGCTACTAAGCCAGTCCACCGCTTCAGGGCCTGCGCTTCCATCAGCGCCGCCGCCCGAACTCAGACAATGCGCCGCGTGGGCGCTGAAACTCTTGGCGCCCTTGCTTCCGACTAGGGAACGTCGGGCCGCTGGTATGCGCCAATCTGCGACCGATGGGGGCCGGCCGCTTTTCCTGTTGGCTCCCCCGCATGGATTCGAACCACGGTCTTTTGAGCCAAAATCAAATGTCCTGCCAGCTAGACGACGGGGGATCGTCTAGCGTTGCTGTCGAAACTGGAGCCGCCGGGGCGGAATCGAACCCCCGACCGACTGCTTACAAGGCAGATGCTCTACCACTGAGCTACGGCGGCGCATGGTTAGCGTCCCGTCGTTCGTGTGGTGGTCAGGGCGGCCGGGCTCGAACCGACGACCTCGCGGACCCAAGCCGCGCGCGCTACCAACTGCGCCACGCCCTGAAAGCGTGGTCGCGGTCGATCGTCGGTGGTCGAGGCGGCGTGCATGCGCGCAGTCTACTTGCCGACAAACCGAATTTCAATAGGCCCGCTCCCGATATTGCCGGATCACGTCGAGCCGGACGCGGGCGCGGCCGCGGGCCTCGGGCGAGGCGTTCGGATCGGCCAGGACGAGCTTCGATGTGTGCTCGAGCACACCATGGCGGTCGCTCACGACGGCGCCGGCCTCGATCGCCCGCGCCCGCATCATCTGCGAGACGTCGCAATGCAGCCAGCGCACCGGTGGCTTCTTCGGGCCGGGTTTCATGCCTGGGCGCTGGATCCACAGGCGGCTGAACCCGATCTTGTCGCACATCGCCAGCAACTCCTCCTCCGTGTCCGCCCACATATGCGAGCAGATCAGGCGGCCGAGGCGATGCTTGGCGTTGTCGACGTAGACGGGCATTAGAAGCGAAAGCCCCGGCGCGATGCTGAAAAACCGCTCATTTATCTGCCCCTTGAAGCCGCACAGGTCAAATCAGCCGGTTATAGAGGATTGCCGGCAGGGCGTCCGGCGATGCCGCAGTAGCCTTTGTCGGTAGGTGCTTGGGTGATGATCGTGCGCGCCCTTCGCCATTGAGAGCAGTCGGACGCGATGCATTTGGCATAGCTCGGGGTTCTGCATCTCTCGGCGGTTCCGCAATTTGCGGCGTTATTGTCGTGTTCGCCCTCTGATGCGCGAACATGCGGGCACCATTTCTCGCGGGCCTCGTCTTCGGTGAGGAACATGGGCGTCTCCTGTTTCACGGGATGGGTGTTTCACATGAAACTCTGTGAAACACTTTGATGAAGCGTCAAATCCTCGTCGCCAGCGCGGCGGTCACGCGACCTCCTCACAGATTGGGGAATTGGCGAGTTGCAGCAGCACAGCGGCATGGCAAACGTCTGGCTCGCCCGGAGCCGGAAGCGCGCACCAGCATGCCAAGTTCTTGCCACGCAGATCGGCCAATATAGCCGAACGCTCGCCAATGAGCCTGTGCGCCGCGCGCGTCGTCTCGACGTCAACGATCGGCAACAGCCCCTCGAACAACCGCACGAATAGTTCCACGCAATAGGCGCGCGTGCCGTGCTTGCCGACGATGAAGGGATTGCCGTAGGCGGTCGAGCGGTCGACCTTCACCGCCTCCATCCCGTTGGTCGCGCGCGAAAGCGCCTG